GTCTCCCTTTACCTTTGCGAACATGGCTTCAAGTGTGCTGCCAATGGCTTGCAGAAGCGGCCCAGCGCTTACGCCGAGTATTGATCCGGTTGCAGTTTCCACTGGGTTGGCAGCGGCCGCTGCCGCCATCTCTGGCATCTGATTCAATGAACCGAGCGCCATAAGTGTGGCGTCGGCGCTTTCCGTGGCAATGAGTTTCGTCTGGTTCCAAATGGCGTTGAGGACAATCATGCCCTCGCCGATTTGCTGAGCGTTCTTCAGTGTGCTAGCAGTCTCTTCCGCGATGGCGTCTTGCTTGGCGCGGTCAATTCCTGCCTGTGCAGGGCCCATGGCTTGCCCGACGGCCATGTCTGAACGCAGTTGAGCCTGTGAAAGATTGGCGGCGCTCGTCATCGCTTCAGGCGAGAACGTGTGAGCAAGTTTCGATAGATGCTCGGAGCGATCTGAAATAGCCGTGTACATTTGCTGCGCGAGTTGCAGCACCCTTTGCGCTCCCATCATGCCAGCCATCATGGTCGTGCTAGCGCTGATGCGGTTGATCTTCTCCATGGCACCATTCACGCCGGAGATCAGTCCGCTCGTATCCGCTGTGATGCTGACTGATGCCTTTAAGTCATTAGCCATGGTGCAATCCTGTGAGGTGGTGCGCTTGTCAGCGCGCAAGCAATCGTGATCAGCAGACTTTCAATCCGTTCCTCCGGCGTCGCCTCACTCATCAGCCCGACTGGCATATCCATTCGGGCTGCTGGAGTCATCCTCCAGATGCGCCTTTCGGCGCTTGAGTAGGGCGCTCTTTCATTACCTCCGCGATGATGGCGTTTCCGACTTCCACGCGCAGATCGGCAGCGGCTACGCCTTCAGCAAGCAACGGCGTACCGTCGGCGCAGCGCACGCAAGCGATCCACCAGTACTGGCCGCCGCCGGCAATGTCGCGCATCACTGGCCGGCGCACCTGGAGTGGTGGCAGTCCTTCGATGTCGGCATCGCGCCACCCGTCGCCTAGATATTCGGTTCCGATTGGCATTAGGCTGGCTTCGCTTCCGAGAAACTGAAGTTGATGGTCGCCGCGCCCTGCCCGTCGTACGAACGGCTAGCACTGTTCAACATACAAGTGATGCTGTAGGACGTGCCCGAGTTGCCATCGCTCCAGGCGACAATGGTCTTGGTGTCCGTTGCGGTATTGATGAGCAGCGTGAGCGCCGTTTCCGCGACGGTTGTAGCCATTGCCGTGCAAGTGATCTTGCGCGTAACACGGCCAGCCATTGCCAGTGTGGTGAGGTCAAGCGTGGTGGTGATGTCGATCTCTTGGCGCGATAGGTCGACGGTGACGTTCTGAACCGGAATGGTTACCGAGTTGATCGTGAGTGTCCCGCCGTAGCCGGCTGTGTATGTCGTTGGCATCGTTTAACTTTCGTCGTGGGTAAGGAATGTCGTGGTAACTACGATAATTCGTTCGGCTTCGCCTTGTCCGTCATCCGGTACAGCGTCGAGCGTTCTCATGTTGATATCAACCATCTGAAACGTGATACTGTCTTCCGTCACCGTTTCGTGAAATGCTTCGGTGATCTCATCCGCTATTTCAAGGCATTCGGCCACGGTTGCAGCTACGCAAGAGAAGTTCACGGATAGCGTCACCATGTTGGTGACTTCGTGCGTGGTCTGTACCCACGCAGCCGAGGTGAACTCGTAAACAACATACGGAAGCGGATCACCCTGGCGACGCCAGCGCGGCGAGAGTTCCGCTCGCGACAACTCTGGTAGTAAGTACGAGTACAGCGCTTTCGTAATGTTCTCTAGGCTTCTACTTGTTGCCACGTAAAGCCTCCTTCGCCGCTTGGAGGATGTAGTCGCGTAGGTTCTTTGTCACCTGTGGAATCATTCGCGACGCCACAGCCCGAGAACGCCACGCTCCGGGGATCTGCTTCGCTGTGGCGGTCTTCCGCTGTTCAGTTCGTCCGGAGCGCTCTGCGACGAACGTAGGCGCTGCATCACGTGCTGCGGCGAAGACGGCCCGCAGTTTGCCGGCGCGCTCTAATCGTGGGCCTGCCAGTGCCGCTGGTCGCTTCGCGGCGATGATCGCCTTGTAGTTCACTTGCTCTGCCTTGGCGTCCTTACTGAAGTTGGCGTATGCCTTGGATCCCTTGGCGTAGTGCCGGAAACCACCTTCGAGCAAGTGCCAAATCTTTTGGCGTCCACTGGAGTTGCCTGCCTTTTTCCCGTACATGACGCCCACACGTCCTGCGACTCCTGACGAGGCTTTACCGCCAGCGCGCCGGACGTCAACCATGGTTGCGTTGGCAATGTCTTGGCGAGTCCATGGATAGCCACGGTAACTGGCAGACAACCACGTCCGAGTGAGCGCCACGCGCACGGGCTGCAAAGCCTTGCGCATCGAGCGCTTCATGACGTTCTCGGCAACCTTGGGCCCAAGACGTGCAAGCGCCTTGCGGACGTTGCCGTCTACAAACTGCGTCTTCATTGTGATCTTGGTAGCCGTCACTCGACTTCCTCCGTCGCTTCGATCTCAAGACGTCGGCGCTTTTGGTCACGGTCGAAACACACGCGGATGTTGAACACGCGCTCTGTGCCGTTGTCCAGGTAAAGCAGTCGGCTGTTCGTGGTCACGGCAGGATGCCAAGCGGCCAGGATGCGCCAGTCGGAGCGGGCGTTAACGCCAAGATCGCCGATGACTTCATTCGTTCGTGCCGAGTCAATGTGGCAAGCAATGTTGGCGACACTCAGCCATGAGACTTCTGCCTGGCCAACGCTGTCGACGGTTCGCACGGGATTTTGTACCGTCATCGAAAGCCTCAGCATTCCGGATGGGACGTGCCCAGCCATTATCCGATTCCCTTGCCCATCATGCCTGTAATGCGATCCCAGTAGGTGGAGTCGAGCGCGATGGTGTCATCGCCGCGGCTTGCCACATGGTGTGCCACGCGCTGGAGTAGCGCCATCTCCAGCAGTGGGTTCAGCGCCGCGTTACCTGCTGTTACGGTCAGCGTGACCGGGTAGGTCAGGTTGACATTGGCAATCTCCATGTCGACGTACACCAGGCCGTTGATTTGAATCTTGGTGCTGTTCAGGTTGCCGGTGAGCGGCACCGTAGCGCTGTCGCTGTAGGTGACCGTAGTTCCCGCCAGGTCGCCTTGGCGCTCCAAACGGAGGTACAAACCGCCGTAGATCGTCACGGGCGCTGCGGGCACCCACTGCGTCCTGGTGACACTCTCCACGCACCACCCGGTGCGCTCTTCCAGTTCGCGTACGGCGGCTGCCCATGCAATGCCGATGCTCACATCGTCTTCCGTGTGAGGGATCCTTGCCCAACTTCTGAACTTTGCTAGGTCTAAAGCCATTGTTCCTCGCTGCAGGTGGGTAGGGCCGAAGCCCCACCCACCTGAAGGATGAGAGGATCAGAATCAGACGTTGGTGACGCGCAGTTGGACAAGCGCATCGCCGCGGGTGATGTTCGCGTTAGCGAACGACATCGCGGTGTACTTCACCTGGCCAGTGGTCGCCAGGGTGATGTCATCGCGGATCATTCCGATGCCTGCCCACTCGCGGATGCTGTAGGACTCGCGGATGTCTCCAACCACTGCCATCACGGTCTTCGCTGCCGAAGTTGTGATAAGAGCCGGGACATACGGAGTTACGTAGACCGGGAGGCCCATGAGCGTAAATGGTGCTGCATTCCTGATGCCAGCATCAGCAGAAGGGACAAACAGCGGCACATTGTTTACAAGAATGCCAGCGATCGCTGCGTAAACGTCTTGCGGAATGATCCAGGCGCAGGTCGGACTATTCCAGTAAGCCGCTGGCAAGATGTCGTAACGCATCTTGGTCAGGTTCGCAATGGTCACGGCAGCGTCTGAAGTTGCAGCAGTCACCTTCAATGCTCGCGTGTTACCTGTTGCAACGGTTGCACCAGTACGAACGCCAGTGGTCGTGGTTGCAGGATCAAAGATGCCAGTTGGCATATTGGTTCCCGTGCCACCGATGAAAGCGAAGGCCTGATTCTTGCTCAACTTCTTTTGCAAGTCCATCATCACTTCGGCTTCCACGTCAAAATTCGCTTGGCGCAGCAGCGTCTGCGAAACTTGCGTCGTTGGTGAGCACAACTTTGGCGGCAACAGCACTTCAGCAAGTGCCATGTCGTTCACAACGGCGCTGCTACCTTCCGCAATCCACGAACCAGTGCCGCCACCGTAAGCCGCGCTGGTCTGCGTGTTGTAACGGAGCGATGGGTAGCCAGTGACTCCACCGCGGTACTCCGCTAGCCCTCTCATGAAATCCTGAGAATCTAGGTATTTTAGGACCTCTGTCTCGTAGATGGCAGGCACCATGATCGCGCCAGCAGCGGTTGAAGGCCCGGTTGCAGTCGTGAGTGCACGCACTTCAGGTGCAGCGCCACCCTTAAGCCAACCGACAAACTGATCGCGGTACTTCTTGGTGTCGCGCTCTTCGCGTCCAAGTTCCATATCTCGCTTGGCGATAATTTCAACAGCGCTTGAAGACGCGAAACGCTCGCGCATTTGCGCGGAACGGATCTCGGCTTCAACGGTTGCGAGTTCGTTTGCGACTTCATGGCCGCGAGCTTCAATCTCGACGGTCAGGGAATCTTGTGCGAGAATGGAATCGCGCTCTGCGGTGAGCGCCTTACGGCTTTCAAAGAGTTCGGACAGTTTCATGATGGCATCCTTAATCGCAGACGAAGCCGGGCAACGCCCGACAGAAGGGTTCTTGCCTCAACGCTTGTCTGCTGATAAGCGCCTTCGGACACTACGGAAATTTCGATCAAACGAACTTGATTGAGCGTGCGCGTGTTGCCGCTCCAAGAATCTGAGATCACGTTGAAGCCAAACGACATTTCAGAGAACACACCCGCGGTGACGAGCGATCTCGTAGACCGGGCAAGTTCTGTATCTGGCAAGGTCACTGAAAATGCCAAACCGTGTGCGTCGCTGTTCAGTTCAAGCAATCCGCTCTTAGTGTTGGCAAGTAGGTCGCGTGCATCGTGACCGACAAGCAGCGAGATGTTGGAGCGGAGCGAGTTGTCGAACGCGCCGCGTGCTACTTTTTCAGTGAATGGCTTGCCGCCATTGAGGCCGCGCACGGTGAGCGGATGGCTTGGAGCGTCGTACACGCTGGCGTAGCCGCCGATCTTGTCGCCTTGCATACTGATCTTGGCGGTACGGATTTCAAGCAATGTCTTCACCTCCATCGATGTTCTCGGTAGCGCCGTCGCCTTGCATGGCGCTCATTCCGCCTGGCATGGAGACACTTGGGATGTCGAACTGATCGCCCTGAATAGGCGGCAGGCCCATTCGCTTGCGACCGTCGTTCGGACTTAGGATCCCGGCGAGGACAAGTTTTGACAGCGCCATGCCGGCATCGCGCATATTGCCGCGGAGCAGGACGTCGGTATCGAGCCTTGCGTGTTCGCCGGGCCCGCAGAGTTTTCGCGTGATCTCCGACTCCCACGCTGTCACCCATTGGGCTAGCGCGCCATCAACGTAGGCGCGTGCAGTTTCCGATTGTGAGGACAGCGCCCCGCCGCCCTGCTGGTAAAGCATTTCGGGCGGTACGCCGAATGCGCGGGCGATCTCTTGGATCGAGAACCGGCGCGACTCCAAACTAGTGGTCGTTGATTCAGCGCTGATGCGCTCGGCTTTCATGCCCTCGCGCAAGATCAGCGGGCGCGAGGCACCCTCTGCGGTTGCGTGCATGGTTTGCCAGGCGTCGCGGATGGCTTGAACCGTCTGATCGGACATCGCGCCCGGGTGAGAGATCGAAACCTTGCCGGTGCTGCCGGTGCGGATCAGGCTCTTGTGGGCCGCGTCCTGGTCTGCCGCCAGTTCCATTGCGAACTTGCAAGCGTCCATTGGCGACATGTACCAACTCGGTGACAGCGGATCCGGATAGCACCCAAGGTGCAGCACCTGGTCTGCCTTGAGGAGATTCCCGCCCAAGCGGTACTGAACACCCTCTTCGGTCAGTTCAACCGTGGACGTTCCGCTCGGAAGTGGCTGCAATTCAGCGACTGTGCCCGATGAATCACGGCGAATGAGTGCCAAACCGTTGCCCGAATCAAGCGCGCACGTAGTCAAATAGCGTCGGAACTCAAAGCCCGACTGCCAGCGCGAGGCTTCCCGCGTCATCAATTGCGTGATTGGCGAGTCGACCACCTGGCCTTGCGAGTCAATGATCGAGAACGGCAGACGCGCCAAGTCCGTACTGATGAGATTCATGGCACGAACGACAGCGGGTAAATGCTGTGGTGCTGGCGTTGCCAGTGGTTCCGGGCGTGCATACACAACTACGCCGCTTTTGAAACCGAAGAATCGTGCGAAGATGCTCACTGAGATGCATGGAACGAATGTGCCTCAGGATGTCAACCCGGATTTCTGTAGTTCCACTCTTAACCACCAAACACAAACGCCGCGGCGATTTCTCGCTACGGCGTTTGTGTTCAAACCCTCGGGGCATCCCAAGGCGGCGTTAGCCGTCTTACTGAGGCGCAGTGCGGGACCTCAGGCGAGGCGCTGTGCGGCACCTCACACCACATTGCTGTGATGCCAAGAGTGTACTACCCAATCGGACAAGCGCTGGTGCTCAGTCCGGTTGACTCACGCACCTGGTGATGTTCCATCAGAAGCGCTGCCATGTTGCCGGACACGATGACGTCCATGTTGCCGGCGCTGCGTCCCTTCACTGGTCGCGTGTTGCCGACGTTGTCGCGAATCAGTCGCACGTTGTTGAGTCCCGACGCGAGTACCGGATCGATTTGGTAGCAAAGTTGCTTGGACTTCAAGAGATCGCCCCACAGTTTCCACGCTGGAGCCATCGTTCGGATGCTCTGATCGACCGGAATGATGGGCCAGCCGCGATCTTGCCATCGTCTTATGTCTCGCGCTTGCGCCGGGTGCGGGTCGACGCCGATCTTTCGCACGTCGTAGAGCGTCATCAAGTGCTCAATTTCAGCCTCGACAATGCTCATATCCTGCCATTCACCAGGCATTCGGCGCAGATGTCCGGCCTCAATCCACACCTGAAGCGGGTTCTTGCAGCGCTTTTCGTCAAGCGCAATGTCTGTACCGGCCCACCAGCACACGTTCCGCGCACGAATGATGCCGCCATCGACCACCATGATGGTGAGCGCCGTTAAGTCGAGTTGACTTCCGTAGCCACCGCGGCTCAAGTCAAGACCGATCACCGCCGGCGCACCGCGCAATCGATTCCAATCGCAGTCCACCATCTGCCGCTCAAGCACCGCAAGATCGATGTCAGTCGTGGCAATCTCGTGGTATCTGCACGCTAGCTGCGTCTCGAATTCGGCGATTTGAACCGGGTCGCCCGTGTTTAGCATCGTCTGCGCGGCCAGTTGCAACTGCGTCGGGTCGACAATGACGCCCAAACCTGGGTGCGCCTTCGCCCATACGGCAGGGTCGGAGGCCTGATCGTCGGCATCTAGCCCGTAAATCATGGGCCACCAACCTGCCGGATAGGGCGTTCCGTCAGTGATTGCCGCCTCGCACGCTTGCCAATAGCCCCAAATCGGGCGCGTCTTCTGCTCCGGATCCGGCGTCGTGATCGCCAACAGTTGCGAGGTTGCGAACTTAGCAAGCCCAGTGAGCAAGCGCCCGAACGCCTTGTCCATGCGCGCTGTCTCGTCCGCGACGATCAACCGCGTAGTCAATCCGTCAAGCGCACGGTCGGTGCACGGCAGGGATATGTACCGATTGCCACCGTGGCGCACTCTGCCTGGGTGCGCCGGCGTCGAGCCACCTGAGGACGTCCATCCCTTATCGTCTTTGTCCGTGTCATCGAGCGCCAGTGTGCGGCACATGGTCTGCATCCGCTCAAAGGTCTTCTGGGCCAAGCGGCCATCCGGCGCGACGCTTGAGAACTCCAGGCTAGTGCTGGTGTCGCGCATCGCTGCCATGATCATGGACGCGGCGAACTCGGTCTTACCGTTGCCACGCGCCACCACCAGCAGCAGCGCCTTGGTGGCGGGCGTGTCGGTCTTCACCTTGGCAATCACCCGCCGCCGGGCAAGCAAGATCATTGCCACCATGCACTGCCACGGCATCCACTCCAGTGGTTTGCCAGCGTCCTCTTCCACGCCCTGCCCACACTTGCGGGCGAACGCCCGTGCGTCCTCAGCGCGTGGCTCATCCCACCACACTTCATGCGCCGCGGGCGACTTACGCTCGGCTAAATAGCGTTTGCAAGAGTCGACGATTCGCAGATTTGCGACGGCGCTCCCGCTGGCGATCGACTCGGCGTAGGCATCGGCTAGGTCGGCGCATAAAGGTGGCTTCTTGCTGTGTTTACGGCGCGCGTCTGTCTTCGTGGATCCACACCGCGGTGCCTTAGCGGGTATAGGCCCCTCGGCCCTATGACGGGGCCTGGTCAAATTTCCGCCGTAGTCTTAATAACGTGATGTGTGCGGCACAATGATTGCAAATTCTTCCAATCATTCGTGCCACCGCGATGCAGTGGAATGATGTGATCTGTCTCAAGGTCAGCCACTGCACCACATACAGCACAGCACATATGCACAGCCTTATGTGCTTTGGCTATGCGTGTCCATGTACCACCGCGTGAACGAATGGTGTTAATCATGCTGATAGGTTTGCCTATGCCACCTTCGTATCGCCATCGCCTAGCCATGTGCGTACCTCTTCCATGAGTCGCGTATCTACCTCTTCCCTCCACGCTAATAGCCATTCTTCATCGTCTTGCCTGGCAAGGACAATGGGTAACCACCCTACACGTGCATCAGTACGTGCTTGCAGCATGGCATCTTCAAGGCCAGCGCAACGTGGTGCAACATTGGGCAAACAGATGCCATCGTCCATGACTTGCATCAACCGACTCAATCGGCATATCAAGAGGCTGCCACTGCTAATGAGTGGATCGGATTTCAACCTGCCATACACGTACGAATAGCCTGTCTTTCGGCGCTTTACTTCAACATGGATCTTCCAATCGCACTGTGCCTCGATGTCGGCTTTGCCCTTGCCATAGCGCTGGGCAGTACGTTCCCACTTGAATGGGAACAACCTCTCCAGCGCACGGCAAGCGTCCAACTCACCATTCTTGCCCTTCATGCGGGAATTAGTCACGAGTCATCCTCAGCGCGTTCGACTTCGTGATCCGTGACACAACGTGGCGTAATGGGCCCGTACTCTTCAATGGTGTCACGCTGGTGGCGTGTGTCTTCGGTCGTTCCATTCTGCCCAGTGGATCGGATGGTTCGTGGCGTGGTGTAAATCGACTCCATGCGTGCGATGCGTAGGCGTAGCGCTTGGATCACAAGCACTTGCTGGAGGATCTGATCTTCAAGGCTCTGTGGTTGGCTCATGCGACTCCCTGCAATCGGTGTAGGACAACCTTGGCGACGTCACGTGCCCCGCCCAGGTTCTCGGTGTGGAACTTGAGTGTGCTGTACGCGTCATTGCCGCTTCGGGCCCAGTGCTCGAGCAGGAGCCGCCAGGCGCCGAGCGCGTCACGGTCGCTCAGACCGTGCGAGATCAGTACCCGCCGGCATACCGAACAGTGGCTCTTGATGTCCGCTCTTGGGTCACGTTGCTTGATCCGGTTTGCTATGTCATCTTGAACCTCCCACCCGCTCACGGCGGTAGCCGTTTGCTGGTTGGATGGGATAGTTCCATTGGCTAGATAGGATCCCGAAGTCAATTTGACGCCGATAGAAGCGTCAATCTGATGCATCTCCGGCGTCAATTTGATGCTTCTCGATGCGTCAGATTGAGGCATCTCCTGACCTGTCAGGTTGACGCGGTAGACAAGCGACTTGCCGCGGGTAGTCGTTGTCAGCACGCCACTTATGCGTAGTGCGTCAACTGTGCGCTGGCAAGTTGAGCGACTGATGCCGCACTTCGCTGCCAGCACTGCCTGGCGAGGGTACGCCAGGCGTCCGTAGTCAAGAATGGCCAACAGCACCAACTTTTGGGTGCCGTCGAGCGCTCCACATCGCCACACTTCCGATGGTTGAGGGTTGGTCAAAACGGCACCTCCTCTTCCACCACCACCTGAATGTCCGTGATGATCACGCCGTCTTGCCAAGGCTTCAGGTGGAGAATGACCAACTTGCCGATGATGTCCGCATCAACCGCCGAGAACGACGTGAACCACTCGACGCCGTTGGCTTCGAGCCCTACTCGCCAGTATTGCTTTCCTGACTTTGCCGTCTTCGGATCAACTCCTGCACAAATGCCCCGTACCTGCTGACCGCCTTTAGGCGCTGGCTTGCCTTCTGCGGGCTTCGACGCCTTGGAGGGCGCCGCGAGTGCCTTGCGAGGCGCGGGCGCGTCCTGGGGCATCCTAGACGCCTCCTCGGGCATCTCCTCAGCGATGCTGCCCTCGTAGTCGAGCGCTGCGAACGCCCAACCCATCACGCCCTTCAGCGCACGGCCAGTGGCGCGGGTCTGCGCCATCATCTGGCGTGCAAACTGTGGCCGCGTGTTCCACGGTCGCTCGTCATCGAACACCGAGCCAATGCCCGAGCCCACGATGACGCCATTCAACAAGACCGTGCAGGTCGCTTCCCAGTAGCCGGCAACGCTTTCCGTCGGTTCGACGTGCCGAAGACTGGCAGTGCCACTGGTGTAGCCGAGCGACGAGGCGATCGCCTGGGCGCCCTGCACGGTCAAGTAGTTGCGACCCTGGATGACTTGCGTGTACTTGGCGCGGACGATGGGCCCGACGATCCTGCACACTTCCTCGTTGCGCTTGACAATCGCGCCAGGGTTGATCTCGTTGGTAACCAGGTCGTTCACTTGCGCACCTCCGGCTTGCAAGCCTCATGGCTTGGATCCAGCAGCAGCAACATAAACACACCCATTGCGAAACAGCCCGACAAAACTAGCAATAAATCCAACATTGAATGCTCCTCTCAAAGCATTGCGCTGGCGACGCTCGGAGCCATCGTGGCTCCCGTTAGCGCTTCCATACGCGTGCTCTGAGTCTATCGACCAGTTGGGAACTTCGCAACAGAATTCTGGACAGCCACCCTGGCGTGGCCCTGTTCAGCGCTGCCTGACGCTTGGCGCATCCGCCGCAAGGCTTGACGCCCACAGCCTTTGTAGCCGCTGCCACGGCGTCGCCAACACCGATTATTTCGCGCGGGTGCGGCGGACATTCAATCTTTTCAAGTTCGCCGCCAACGATAGTGAAACAACGTAATAGCGTTTCGCTGCCGTGTTGGTATCGAACTCGAATTACACTCGATTGAGAGTTACGTTTGATGGTGGTTTCCATAATGTTGGGATGGTTGCTGGTGAACTCCAACTAGTAGCACAACCAATACCACCAGCAATGCTGCATGGCTGACCATCGGGACCGATTGTCGGTACCGCTGCTGGATATTGACAACTTAAGAGGATGTAGGACCCAACGGCATATTCTTCGTTCGGTGCAACTCGTCGACCGTAGACGCATTGCCACTGCCTAAAGATTTGAAAAGTCCGATTAGCAACACTACATGGCGGATCATCTCCTGAATAAACGCCCGGCCCAGTGAATGTGTAATCGTAGGTAAACGTCAAATCGATCAGCGTTACGCAGTCATTGTTAGGCAACGAACTATCAGGCAAACAATTTGTGAAGTTCCATTTTTGATTAGTTTTGATACCGAAACTTATTGGTCCTTCGTAATCGAAATAGATATTTGGAGTGCAGTCTACTCCCTCAAAGGTGTCGAACAACCAACGGCAATTTGGGCGGTCGACTAAACACCAGTCCCACTCAACAAACATTTCTGCGGCAAAAAAAGGTGCTGGCGTATCGAGAACGCTTTCACAAATTAAATCATCGCACGGTTCGCCGCCCAGAAATACTGGTGTTCTAATGGAGTGGTTACGAAGCGGAATTCGTCCGCAACCACCATACAGACAACTCGGAGCATCGCCGACACCAATGTTTATCACTCCATCACCTGCCATATCGGGCAGGATTCCTTCAACTACTAAATCAAAGCGATACCGATACCGAGGAGTTTGACACGCTTGGCACGGATAAGGGCCGCCGCTTTGCGTGTTACAGCAGCATCGCCGTCGGCTCATTTGCCGCCCTTACTACGGCACCAAAAGTACCCTGCCAGGGCACCGATAAGGCCCAAAGTGGTGGCGAAGAAGATAGACCCGAGGAACGATTCAGCGCTTGCGAGGTTGAGCATTGGAAGCCTTTGTGGAAGTGCGGGTGCGCCGGAATGTTGACCCAACGCTGCACCCGGCGGCGAAGGTGAGAATTACAAGTCCTAAGAGCCATGTCGTATATTGGGCAGTCGTAAGCATCAGCGGCCTCGTGGTATGTAGGTGTAGATCAGTGCTCCGATCACAGCGGCCACCACTGCAATCGATACATACTGGAGCGTTGAGTAAATCGCAGGAACATCATCAGAGACGTACGGGATCCGTGCCGAGATCTCCGCGGCAAGCGCCTCGATGCGCTCGAGCTCCGCGTTGGCTTTCGCCAGGTGGGAGCGTGCCGACGTCGCCGCCTCTCGCGAAGTGTTGGCACTCTGTGAGATCGCCGCCGTGCTCGATGCACAGCCGGTGAGCAGCAAGACGATGACGACGAGGTAGATCAGACGAACTCCCTGCGCGGCGTGGCCGGCAAGCAGGTCGGAAGCGTGGCAAGCAGCGCCGGCGCGATCGTCTCGCAGCGCACGTTGGCGTGGATGCGTAGATCCTCCGGCGTGATTACGTTGCCGTCAATGTCGAGCACAGCGCCCATTGTGCCGATCATGTCGATGTAACGCGGCTCAGGGATTAACGCGAGCGCCGTGTTCATCTGCGCCAGGGTGGTGGTGCGTAGGTAGTAGTTGGTCATGTGGTTTTCGCCTGCATCTCTGCGTAGGTCAAGGCGCTGTAATACTTCACGCTCTTGATGGAGTTGTTGAGGTAGCCATCCCAAACACCTGTGCCGCTTAGGTCCGTGGTCGATTGGGAGCCAAGGGTTAGCCAGGTTGAAAGCGTGGTTCCCACGTTGCTGCCGCCGAAGGTCGGCGTAGCACCATTCACGCATAGGTCGAACGATGCCGTAGGCGTGGGCGCGTTCCAAGCAATCGCCACCTTGTTGAGCCCGCTCACCAATCCCGTCTGCGTCACTGCGGAACCTGAACTGAAAGCGATCTGCGCCGTGGCGCTTGCGTTCGCTTGCTTGAGATGCCAGTGCCGTGCGGCCGTTGGATCGGTTGTTAGTACTGATCGATCGCCAGCACCGTACGCGCCGCGGTAGAACTCCACCACCATTGCGCCTGGTTGCGCGTACAGCGATGTCCACGCGGTGCTGCGAATCACGGCGTCATCGGCAAGGCGCGTGAGTGCAGATGCTCCGGTAGGTATGTAAGAAGTGGCGGTAGAACCGCTCTCCGTCTGTGCGCCGTAAACAAGTACATCTGCGGTTTCCGCTGGAGCGTTTACATTGTCCCAAAGCATTATTTGAAACTCTGCACTAAGGTCACCCACAGTAAATGTGTGGGTAAAGCGTTGCCATGTGGTAGTCACTGCACAGTCAACACCTGCACTAGATCCCATCCTCAGAACAACGGCCTGACTGCTTGGAGCACCAGCAGCCGTGTTTGCTTTCATCCAAATGGACATGATGTACGCCCCATTTGAAACGCTTACTGCTCGACGGATGCGCGAGAACGCTCCATTAGTTTTATTGAAAACTATTCGCGATACCGTTGATGCACCATCTGGACCTGTTGCCGAATACGAGGCATCAACTGTGGGATCAAAACCTCCAGTTTGTGCCCCGTCCTTGGTCCATTCCGCGTTGCTGAATTGGTTGCTGTACGTGCAAAGATTGGTAGCAGCCGCCTCAATCAGCAATCCCTTCGCCACGCCGCCCACGTAATCAAATCGCGCAGCGCCAGCGCTTGCCACCGTCTTGACGTACCCACTTGAATCTATGAAGGTAGCGCGCGCCGTGGTGTCTGCGCGTGTGAACGTCACAGCAGTCGGCACAGTGCCAGCGGTAAAGTCCAGTGAGAGCAGCGCGGTATCGCCGCTTCCGAATAGCGCTTTACGCATCATTGAGGTGTACATCAGATGGTCTCCGCTGAAGTGCGAAAGCCGATAGTTGCAATGTGCAGCGAATCGGTACTAGCGTGGTCGAGGTAGAGCACAATCGTGCCCCATGAGTTAGACGCGTATGCGGCCGTCTGCGCCATTGACAGCGTCCAGGTGAACGTGCCCGACGCGGCAACCACTACGGCGTACGTGCCGGTGTTCAGCGTGTTTGTCGATCCGATCTGCACGTTTCCTTTGACTGTGTAGCCGGTCAGGTTCTGCGCGGTGGTTGTGCCTTCCACCTGGACTGTGCCGGCAAGCACCCACTCTTCACCAGGGACGATGACTACGGATGGGTAATTGAGCGCTAGGTCTAGGTTTGGCATCACGTGCACCTCATTGGGTTTGGTCGGTCAAAGTAATAAGAGACTGCGCCCGTCTTCGTGTAACTCACGGTCATAATCACCAGCGCTTCAAGGCTTGTCGTGGCCCAAGCTGCGCTGACGTATGACGATCCAACCGGGCCCACCGTCGATGCTGGCGTAGTGAAATCCATGCCATCGATGTCCGTGCCGCTGGTGTTGAATATCTCGCGCAGATTGAGAGCGCCGGTAAAGTCGTATTGAGTGCCTGTCACGTTCTCATGCCAAGGCGATGCGGACAGCAACACGGCTTCTGTCCCGGCGTATGACCACCTGCCAGCAGTAATGAGAGTCGCGGTTTGGATGCGTGCAAGGAACGTACGCGTAGCAAACGCCTCCGGCATCGATGCACGGTAGGCGTAGTCGATCGCGGGCTGATTCGCTGCCAGCGCGTCCGCTGAATCCATGAAAGCGTTCATGACCGTACGGTTGGCTTTCCCGTACAGACCGCTGTTGAAGATTGGACGCTGGTTACTCATGAAGCAGGGAAATCGAATTGACGATCGGCGAGGCTGCGCCCTGGTGTCACGCACGTGTTGACTGCTGGTACTGCTGTGAGGAACGCGTCGTAAACAGCCGACGGGAACATGAGTTTGAGATCCTCACGATCCGGGTAAGGTTGATACCAGGCGATCTTCGAGGCTTGGTTGTATGGGACGCCAAGGAAGGTGGACGCCGCCGCGGCAAGGAACGACGCGCCGCCAGTGTTGGGCGCTGGTCGCTGCTCAAAGAACGACATCCAGTCAAAGAGGAACTTGAACTGCATGATGTAGATCTGATCGTTCACTGGCGAGATGCTGATCCCGTTGCAAAGGATCTGCCCGGCGTCGTACCCAAGAAACTCTTCCGAGTTGCGCGTCCCGAGCCAGCCGCTAAAGAACGGGCCCGGCTCGGCTGCGATCTCATCATCGGGCCCAAGGGTGAACGTTCGGTCGTAATGGAACTCGCAGATGATCTGCATCTGCTGTACGAACCGGTTCGCTGGCTGTCCTTGTACGTCTACCTTTGTGCCGCCGATGTCGCCACCAGCACCACTAGGCGGGAACGTGTACGGCTCCTCTGGGATCTCGGCATCTACTCGCCATATCGGCATCTGCCGCATCGAACTAGTGCGCGTAACCCGCGTCCATGGCTCCGGGAGTGTGGCGTTATAGACAAACTCCATCAGGCTTGACCAGTTCGCAGTAACCATCCAAGTCTTCAGCGCGCCGGGCATACAGCGCCAGTCAACCGATTCACAAACGAGGAATGATGCGTTGGCGTCGCAACCGACGTACCGCGCCTGTACCTTCGGGATCTTCAAGCCACCCGCGCCAGTCTCTGACGCGGCGACGATGATCGCAATATCTTCCGGGCAGGATTGAACGTCTTCCGGGCTCGTTGGTACCCACGAAACAACGTAGTTCTCCGTCATGGTGAACGGTTGCCCAGGGCTTTGCACCTTGTACTGTGGGCCACTGGCGTGTTTAACGATCTTGAGCGCTCCCATTAGTCTCCCTTTACCTTTGCGAACATGGCTTCAAGTGTGCTGCCAATGGCTTGCAGAAGCGGCCCAGCGCTTACGCCGAGTATTGATCCGGTTGCAGTTTCCACTGGGTTGGCAGCGGCCGCTGCCGCC